CAGCAGTAACGGTCTCGTTAGAGGTCGCTGTGTCAGCCGTTCCAGCCTGGTTCTCAGTGTCAGACATTTCAGTCGTCTCCTTATTGGTTGTTTCCTCGGTGTTGTCGGCTGACTCCACCTGAGATAGCGTTGCGAAGCAGTACGGGCAGACGGGGATGTAAGCACTTACCCCATTCCCACATGTGGGGCACATGGTCTGCTGTTCCGCTTCGGTCGATTCTTGTGATTCGGGCTTGGTAGATGGGGCCGTGGTAGCGGTCGTGTCCATCGTGTCAATATCGCCGTCTTGATCGGGGTCAATGAAATACATGCCCATGATCGCGGCGAGTGCAATGCGGTGTGCGACTGCGAGCAGGTCGGAACCGTCGTTGGCGTAACCATTCGTAGTAACGCTTCCGTCACCATTCGAAACGGTCATCGAGGCGTACATCTCGTTCAGCCCCGAAATTTCGAGGGTCTCCATGATGCCCGCTACGAATTCTTCGTACCACTCGGCAATGTTGATGCCGTACTTCTTAGCGGCACTCTTGATCTTGCCCTTCATGCGAGCAAGCTGAGCGGACGAGTACTTGCTCGCGTTCTTCGGCATGTTGATGTAGCTCCATGCAGCCTTGACGTGCTGCTCGGAGTCGAGTGGATAGCGCTTCTTCTTATCCGCCTGGTATCCAGGATCGGCATAAGAGACAGCACCATAAGGCTCCTTGGAGTCCTTCTCCATAACCTCTGCCATGGCGTCTAGGACGCGCTCCACGATGTCCTCGGACAAGGCGTTCGGCGTTTCCATCTCGGTGAACGGCTCAAGAGTCACTTCAACCGACTCGGTGATGTCCGAGAAGACCGAAGGATCGAATGCCTCATCTGACTCCTGAAACGACTCCAGGAAGTCAATGCCTTCAATGGTGGCACCGTCAACGCCAGGGGAAGCCGTACCGTCTGCGCCACCTAGTCGGAGCGTAGGAGCGGTGAGAACCTTCTGCCCGTCGAAGTCTTCAATCGTTGGGGTCGATCCCCAGCCACCACGAATGGAAATGGTGCGCTGGAAACCGCCGCTCGTCAGGTTGGCGTAGTCACGACCGGTGGTGGTGTTGGGAACGTCAGCCTCGAACTTGAGAGATCCGTCGTCTTCCTGCCATACCTTCGTGAACTTGCCGACGAGAGCCATCGGGTCGTCTTTTGCGGCAGCATCGTGTGTGGTGTACATGTTGAGAGTCGCACCAGCAGCGAGGTCCTTGTTGGCAGCTTCTGCTGCGCTACGGATGTTCTCGGCGGTGTAGAGACGCTTGTTCTTACTCACACCCGGCTTAAGGAGGGTGCCGCGAATGGTGGCAACCTTGGTATTTGTTTGTGCCATCGAAGCTCCTAGGAGGTTACTTCGGGACCCACATGTGGCCCCGGTGCATCCAATTCTTTTGGTGAGCCAATCGCTTCTTGCGTGGCTTCACGATTTTGACGAACCCAGACGAGTTGTGAGTTCTTGTCCACGAAGTTCTGAGGGAGAAGTTCCCAACTCCGATCTCTTTGATGAACTTGTGGTATATGCCCGTAGCTTTTAATGGCTTTGGCGCTTTCTTCGCGTCATACGCAATAAATCTGTCGCCTCTCGGGAGAGGGCGAAGGCCAGCAAGATAAGCACCATCTTGGAAACGCTTTCCATACTTATGACCCCTTGACGTTGCAGTTCCGTAGTGGCCGGTTTTCGGAAGCTTTATTCCGCTGTGGTGTATCCTTTGAGCTTTGGTGATCTTGTTGATGTTGGTTACTGAGCCAAGACGATCATGGTTAGCGATTTCTAAGTTCGCTGTTTGGGCGGATAACTGAGCAGAAGTCTCGTTACCCTTGGAGTACTGAGCGTGTAACGCAGCGGAGCCAGCAAGGGCTCGGTCGTGCGGGCTGCTAGCTCCAGTTACTCGGAAGCTAAGCCCTCTACGAGCCATCGGTTATTAACCAACTTGCTTGTGCTGCAAGGCTGCAAACTGTGAAGCTCCGGGGATTCCACTAGGAGGAGTGCCGATCACAGCACCCATGAGGGCACCGCTGGCAGGAGCGGTCGCGGAGTCAAGGAGAACGTGCCCACCGAGACTTCCGGTGAACAGAGCCGCCTCGTGCTTCGAGTTGTCAACCTCTACAGCCGGTGCTTCTGCAACAGCCTCGTCAGTGGTCTCATCAACCGTCTCTTCAGGTGCGTCAACCGTCTCGTCAGCGGTCTCTCCATGCTTTTTGGTTGCTTTCTTGGCGGTCATTGGGGGTTCTCCCTAAGCGTTGGGTACAGGACCCATAATCGTCAGATTGACGTAGGTCTCTTCTTCTAGTTCAAATTCGTAGTCAGTCTCTTCGAATTCGTAATCGAAGTCTTCTGACTCGGTTGCCTTTGGCGGCTTGGGGGCCTTGGAGCCCGCAGGAGCTTGCTTGACCTTCTTGGCGAGAGCTTGCTTCTGCTTCTGTGCGGGATTCATGCGGTCAGGCTTCCCTGGGTTGGTAGAGGGACCGGCAGGCGCATTAGAAGTTCCACCAGCGGTAGTGGGCTGAACTCCGACACCCTTCTGTGTGGCGTCCGTACCAGCAGCAGCCAACTGGACAACGGCGAGGTTGGCCTTGGAAAGAGCGTCGAGGTCACGCACAACAACCATGTTCTGACGGTCAACGATGATTGAAACATCGCCGCCAGGTGTGGGAGGCTCACCGATGTCGGCACGAGCACGGTTAACAGACCAGGTACCGTTACGGATACGGAGGTCCCTAATCTGCTCAAGAATGTGGTCATCTCGCCAGTCAACTGTTCCGAAGAACAGCGCCCAGTCCTGTACCCCATACGCTTCGTATAGAAGCTTGAATGAGAACTTTTCGAGAACGAGTTCCTGGGCCGGGCCAATGGTGTTGATGCGGAAGTTACGGTCTTCTGACACGCCAAGTCCGCCACCGAGTCCACCCTGTTGGGAAACTCCAGCCTTAGAACGAGGTACACCGAGCCCTGATAAGATCTCGTCACGGACATCAGCCTGGTTGTTACGCCACACGGCGATGTTGTTGGTGCCCAACTCCTGGACAGTCGCTCCACCCTTGGTCTCCAGAAGGGTACCGATGTTGGCGAGTCCGAGATTCTTGGTGCGGTACTGGTCCTGGAAGCGCTGACGCTCAACGTCAGGGAGCGCGATGGGCCAGTCAATGTGAGCCTTCAGAGGGTCACCCTTCATGAAGGTCATGCGGAGAAGCGAAGCACCGAAGATCCAGGTGGTCACCGGGAGTATCAGCTTTTCGATTGGGCTCAGACCATAAACGGTGTTGCCCGGAGAGTCGAAGCGGACGTGAATGACTTGCTTGAGTGAGAAGTTCGCCGTCTTGTTTCTCTTCGTCTGCTGATAGTACCCAGTAGGGTCACCATGGTCGTCAGTGAGGACGGTGATGGTAGCCGGGTCGAGCGGGTAAAGAGCAAGAGGTGCGCCCTTGAGGTACACCACTTCAGTGAATGAGTCACCGTAGATGTACATGTCCGTAAGAACCCCGCGCATTAGTTGGCGAGAGTCCATGGTTGGGTTCACGTAGCGAAGCAACTTCGTCACAGCAATGACGCCTGGGGGAGGCGTTTGCTTGATCTTCACGGATGAGTTCATGTCGCGGATTGGTCGTGGCGTCAATCCACCAGCAGTTGCTGTCTTGGCGATCACGTCAACTGCAACAGAAACCGGGTAACAGTTGATGTATAGACCAAGGAGCTGGTCCATGCGTGCCTGTCTATTTGCAGAACTCCCGCCCCACGAATCTGCTGGTTGAGTCGCTGTGGCACCCCCATAGGGAACGCCCTCGGCATAACCGAGTCGTTGTGGTGCCTTGGGCTTACGCCCTTCTAAGACTAGCCCAGATCGAGAGTCGTGGCGTTCCTGAATACTGTCTAGCTTTGCTAGGAAAGATGGCATTACCACCCTCCTCTGCTAGATGGGTTATTAAGGTCAGCGGGAAAATGAAAGTCCTCACTGCTCATACCGAATCTCATTGGCTTGGAAAAATCAGCGGTAGGCTGGTCATTCATCCGTTCGAGAACCTGTTGTGCAGTTGGAGGAGTGTAGTCTTCGTAGAAGATTGGGCTGGCAAAGTTGCCTGCGTACATGTTCACATAACGCCAGGCGTCGGGCATGTGGTCTTCTACGTTACGGGTTTTTGCATCGTCGGGACGAATGTCGTCGCGAGGAAGGGCCGGAACTGTCTCAATGAACTTGGGACATGCCGACTCGAAAACGTGGAACATAGGGCAGGTATCTCCATACCAAAGCCCCAGCTCTCTCTTGTGAGCGTGGTACTCGCAGATCGGACCCTCGTTGAGACGCTGGTGGCAAAGTGACCAACCAACTACTCTGTCGTTGTTCGCCTTCAGCAGGCCAACCCCTTCGAGCCCATAAATGTCTGCAATGGAGTACGGAGTTCCGCGCTGCCCCCACATTGAAGGGTCGGCAACGTGAACTACTGATGACTCCTTCGCGGCAACTTCAGCGGCCAGGATGAGCTGCGCCTGCTGAGGAGCCTGAACATCAGTCAAGCAGTACTCTCGATAAGCCCACATACGGGAGTTGTTATCCAGAGCGATCCACAGAACGGCCCATGCGTCGTGGATTCCATAGTCAACGCCAGCGTAACGCTGCCATTCCATGGGGATGGTGAAGGTGTCTTCCTTGGGGACAACGTGGCGGGCACGGCTCCATTGGGTGAAGAACTGTCCTTCAGAGGTGTCCCAGTCACCGTCACGCATAGCGGCTCGACGCTGGGGATCCGGGATGGAGTTGAGGGTGTCGTGGTATCCGTCATCAAGGTACGGGTTGTCGTACGCTGTTGCACGGATGAACGAGTACTTCAGGACGTTCTCTGAGCCCTCAGGGGTGAATTCGTAGACGATACGGCCATCATCGGTTGGCTTGATGTAGTTGTCTTTGTAGAACTGAGCGCCGATCCCACCAGGGTTACTACCGGCTCGGGATCCAAACACGGGGATGAGCGGGGTTCTGGTTCGAAGTCGCTCTTCCAGACGCTGGATTACGCGAGGGTCGCAGAGACTGGCCTCGTCAAAGTACCAGATGTTGTACTCTCCACCCTGAATCTTGGAGGCGTCCGCGAGGGTTTCAGCAAACTTGAACAGGATGACCGACCCGTTGGGGAAGGTGAGCGTCTTCGCCGTCTTATTCCAGCGAGGCTCAGTACCGTTCCAGACAGAAGCGAGCTTTTTGGCGTAGTCCCAGTTGGACAGTTCGCGGATCAAGGACTCGTCAAGTTCGGGGTACGACTTTCGGTGCATACCAATTCGAATGCGCGGGTAGTTGGTCGCGAACCAGATGGCGTCCTGGATCATAGCGGCGGTTTTCCCACCACCGGCAGCACCACCGTAGAGAATACGGTTGACTCCGCCACGGGACTGCGTGTGGAACACTACCTGCTTTTCAGTGGGCTCGTAACCCATGATGGCAAACGTGTCTACGAGGTCCGGCGAGATTGCCGAGGCCAGGAAGTCGCCTACGTTAAGACCCATTCCTACTTGTCTCGCTTGGTGATGAGAGCTGTAAGCGCGTCCCAGAAGTGGGCACGAGCCATCAAGTGGAGGTACTTAGCGTCTTCCACAGCGACTTCAGCGCGGCGCTGTTCGAGGGGAAGAGTGAAGCTGTACTCAAACGCCATCTCAGCGGTGAGCGGGTCAACTTCCGGTTCTGGAGTTGGTTCTGGCTGCGGCACTCCACCATTCATCACAAGAAGGATGTTGGGATCGAGCTCAGACGGGTTAGAACCCGGAGCGTAGAGTGGCTCTTCTTTCATGAAGCCAGGAACGATGAGCTCTTTGGCAGCGTATTCGTCAGGTGTCATTGGCATTAGAAGCCCAGCCCTGGGATAGTCCCGTTGTCAGACATAACGATGCGGATCGCTTCTCGATAGACGATTTCTCGCTGGTCAGGGGTGGCCTGTGAAAGGTATGCAACCTGCCAGTCGTTGAGCCCAGCCCAACGAAGATCGTCGTCGGAGATCCGCACGGGCAGAGTTCCTTCAGTGTCTACAGACATTATAGCGCCCTTTGAGCAAAAATCCACTCTTTAGATGTTTTACTCATTAAAGATCCGTCACCAACACAATGCCCTCAGAGTTTCGCGTCTGCTGGCAGTACATGACGAACCGTTGGCGGTCGCACCCGATGGAACGCCACTCTTCGAAGTGCTCATCGCAGAAGCCGGACTTCTGTGCCGGGAGCGGACAGTTGGCTTCGCAGGGGGCTGATGAAGTCTCACGCCTCTTCTTCTCTTCGGCGTAGAAGAGGTACTGTTGGCGCTCGACTATCTTCGTGGACAGTGATTCAAGCTCGAACACCCAACGCTCCATCTCCCGGAGGTCCTCGCGGAAGGGGTCTCGGATGTGACGCTCGACATCGGGGCCGCCCCCCCGGCTGCTGTACCTCGACAGAACAGCGCGTTCGATGGGGGTGCTATCTGATCCACCGCCACGTGAGTTGATGACGATGCTGGATCCGGTCGCGGACTTTGCGAAGGTGTCAGGCCCGATCTGGTCGCGGCGGAACAACTCCCCTAGCGCTGTCAGATCGATACGGCTGAGATTCTCGTTGGCCTTATCAAGGGACTTAGAAGCTCTGGTGAGCCTTTCCTTCGACCGCTGATTGATTGATTTGGCTCCAATGGTAGCGATTCACGCTTCTCCCTTACTTGCTTCTTGTTCTAGGCGGTTCAACTCGGCCACAATTGCTTTCGCGGCAGGGACAAGTTGATCCAGTGGGAGGGTTACATACGACTTTGATACGTTCTTGCGAATGCGCTTGTGAACCACGGCGTAGGGCAAATCCACTCTGGCCCCTGAGCGCTCGGCCTGGTCGATCCACTCCGCAAGGGTCATGGACTTCTGGTTCTTCGCCTCCAGGACGATGGGGAAGTTGACGAAATCCCCGTGTGGGCTTGAGAAGGGAGCCCGTTCGATGTCGGGGAAGATCGGCTTAAGCCAATCACGCACGTCTACCTCATATCCAGTGCCCTTAGCTCTTTGTTTGCTCACTAACAAGCATCCCTGTCGCACATCACACAGCCGCCAACGCAGCATGAGGATTGCTCAGTGATCGGGTGAAGGAATGTTATAGACGATCCACCAGGGGTCGGGTCTTCGGGCCCATCATCCCAAACATGTCCACACACTAAACAGGTGTACGCGAGAGGTCCCTCCTGGGATCCCTCAGGACGGATTCTGCCATTGAACTCGACACGCGGGTTCTTCCCCGGCTCAACGATCTCAATGGTTCTCACTTCAGACGGGATCTGCTTAACACCACATTTAGGGCACACCCAAGGTGTCTCGAACATTGTGATTGTGGAGGTTGCCGGAGGCGAAACGTTAGGTGGCCAGTAGCTTGGGACCCAAGGATTGGTGGGGAAAAAGTCTCCGACGTAGTAATCATGGCCAAGTGTCATTACATAAGCTCCCTGAGAAATGCGTAAAGACCTTCCCACAGGATGGTTAATGGCCAACGCGCGGAGGACGAAAGAATATCGGGGAGAAAGCGCAGGTAGGTGATCGGGCGTCCCAACTCATCGGTCTGCAACCCTCGGGTGGCCTTCAGCTCGGCGCGTTTACGGTTGACCAGTGTAGACACGCGCACAAATACCGCCGCGAAGACGGTAAGGTAAACAGAAACGAGCCATTGTAACCAGGTCATTACCTAAATTGTACAGTGTCTTTCAACTCTTTACACGAGCTTGAGGAGCTGACTTCTCTTGAAGTGGGCGAACTCATAGGTACCCGTTCCGATCATCTCGGCTCCATACTCTTGCGTAGGGCTCTTACCGTTGCTCGACAGGACGATCTCTCGGATAATTCCGCGCTTGCCGGATGCCTTGGGCTTGATGATTACTTCTTCGTCCAGGCTGAATTCGGTTTCGTATGTGCTCATGGGTGTCAGCATAGCACAAAAAAATCCCCTACCCGAAGGTAAGGGAGATTGGTGTGCCCTCCCCGAATTGAACGGGGCACCGAATGGATATAAGCCACCCAGCCGCGACCAAGGCAGGCTCCAAGGCACATTGGTATCTCAGGAGTGAAACGAACACTCTCATCAGGGATATGAGCCCCGAGTCCGAACCATCGGCAGAGATATGAGTCGAGGTAGTAGGAGTCGAACCCACATTGAGGAGGTAGAAGCTCCCCGTCCTTATCCGTTAAACGATACCCCGGTGGCTTTGGGACTAGGCTTCGAACCTAGAAAAATCCTCTTTCAGAGAGAGGTGGGTCTACCAGTTCCCCCATCCCAAAATGGTCATAAAAGTGGCTTTAAGACTCTAAAAGATACTTAAAGATCACAATCATGTCTACTGCGCGGAAGACGGACTACTCGAAAATCATCCCTTGCGGGACCCATCGCTTAGCAAGCGAGTTCGGTACCCTGACCGATTCGCCTTCCATGATACTTCACTGTTCCACAAAAAGCCTTGGAACGATGAAGTATTAGCTGAGAGAGAAGGGGTCGAACCTCCACAGACTGAGTTCAAAGCCCAGCGACCTGCCAATTAGTCTATCTCTCAATGCTTACTGCTCTATCTTGTGATTCTTCAGTCTATGCGTAGTCCCGAGCAAGCGGCGAAGATCCTTATGGATGTTGCTGCACCAACAGCTCTCCTTGCCGCAACGCCTTTCGCGCCCCCTGCGCTCGCTTTTGAATGTCCTACTCATAGTCCTGCTGGCGGGATTCGAACCCACAACTCTGGAGGTTTGAGCTCCAAGCCTCTACCGATTGGGCCACATCAGGTTGTTCTCTTTACCTTTTGACATAAATATGCAAGATTTGCATTTAAAGGTAAAAATGTAAAGCACCATTATGCAAATTCTGCACTTTTATGCAAGGTGCAATATATTACATCTTAACTCACCTTACGTGCAGTACAACGATCATTACGACCGTACTGATTCTACCACATCGGGGGAGAAAACCCCATCAAATGGATCAAAACCGCACGATCATACTGATTTCAGCGGAGAGCAGAGGTGTCGATCCCCCATCCTTTCAGAGCGTCCCTGTTTTCAAGACAGGTTGGCAGGCCGCTGCCGTGCTCTCCATACAATGCCGGGATATCCCCACTTAACGCAATGTCGGGATTTAAGCACATCGTGCATCATTGGACAATGTGCCTAAACCACAACATCGAGGCGCAGATCGGATTCGAACCGATGATGATAAAACGGGTTTGCAATCCGTCGCTTTCAGCCGCTCAGCCACCGCGCCATGGAGTGCGGCCCCTAGGTTATCGGGCAAGCCGACCTGCCAGTTGCGAAAACCCCTCCGCTATACCTGATCGACACCGCACTTCGTAGGCATAAGGAGACTTGAACTCCTACTCCCTTTCGGGAACAACCACCTCAAGGTTGCGCGTCTGCCAATTTCGCCATACGCCTATTGTTGCAGCAGCCGGAAAACGGTGGCCTACCGACGACACTCCTGTGCGCCGACTACTGCTTCGTACAAGTGGAGAGATTCGAACTCCCGACAAACTGGTTCTAAGCCAGTCACCTCTAGCCGCTGGGTTACACTTGCATGTTGCTGATATTCGCAAACTGTGACCATTGTGTCACACTTGCTGATATTCGTAAGCTGTGACAGCTCTGTCACACTTGCATGTTGTACAACTTGACTGACGAAAAGCAACAGGTTCTACTTTTGTCACTAACATCGTACTGATCCAGGGATTCGAACCCTGACTGAAAGGGGTTTAAGCCCTCTCCCTCTGCCAATTGGGGTACATCAGTATGTCGCCGTCCACTCTCGGATACGGCTATGTGTCACACCACTCCGCAGGTGTCGCGTAGAGCTAGTCTTTGCCGAAGACAGTGGAGAAGGTGGAATTCGAATCCACGGCTTCCGCATTGCAAGTGCGGCACTCTGGCCAACTGAGTTACAACCCCATGTTTACTGCTAGTGGAGATACGGCGATTTGAACGCCGGACCCTTTCGATGCCATCGAAATGCTCTACCAACTGAGCTACATCCCCATTGGGTTTGCCGGGAGAAGGGAAGAAAAGATCAATTAAAGACCCTTCCCCCGGCACCGTGGTCCCCCTCAGGATCGAACTGAAACCGACAGGATTTCAAGCTGCCGTGCTTACCAATTACACCAAAGGACCATGTGCCCAGACTATCCCTTCGTCCTCCAGGCTGTTCCGACTCCTTACGTCTTTGTCGGACTACCACATCAGCAGACACCGTGTTGCACACGGCACTTACCTAGTACACAGCGAGGGACTCGAACCCCCAGCCTTCTCGGTGTAAACGAGTTGCGCTTCCATTGCGCCAGCCGTGCATAAGGGCAGTGAATTTCACCCCTGGCTTTTTTCATTACCAGGGCCATAGAGCGCTCTCACGGGCACCCCAAGGACTACCTCCAGTCTCCCCGGACAGATTCGAACTGCCGCCGATGACTTCGTAGGTCATAATTCTTGATCCACTAAACTACAAGGAGATGTCCCCGTCTCTCCGGAGCGCCAAGTCTTTATCCGAGTAACATCAGGACGAATCCTGAATCCGTGGCTAGTTTGACTTTCTACTAGTAGTGGTAAAGAGTCTCGAACTCCTGGCCTTCTCGGTATCAGCGAGATGCTCTAACCAACTGAGCTACACCACTATGCTTTGCTACTTTGTCCAAGTTGGCACTAACTCACATTTTCCGTGAACTCCTGCCATCTTGCACAACTGGGGTGAAAGACGAGGTTCGAACTCGCTTCCTCCGGGGTCACATCCCGGCGTTCATCCACATGAACTTCTATCACCATGTGAAGCGAGGAGAGTGTCCGTACACAGCGGTGTCTCCATGGATTCCGGTCGTGCTGTGTGCGTGCCTTCATTCCATCTTTTCACTTCAAAATCAACTTACCACATTCTTGCGAACCTGTCAAGTCTTTTTCGCAGGGAAGGCAGAAATCGAATCCACCTTGGAGGTTTTGGAGACCTCTCGTTCACCTTGAACACTTCCCTATGCTTACTACTTGGTCGAAGGAGAGGGATTTGAACCCCCAGTGTATCTTACGTCACTGTTTTACAGGCAGCTTGCTTCACCGTTTGCATACCCTTCGTTGTGCCCGTCTCTCCAGGTGTGTCGCGCCTTTAGCTGACGTTTGCTGCCGATTCCTAGGGTTGCCCCGTCTTCGGCATCGCTGTCCAAGAAGGGCTCGAACCTTCAACCTAGCGATTAACAGTCGCTTGCTCCGCCATTGAGCTACTGGACAATGCTTACTTCTTACTACTGGTGCCTCCGGTAGGTTACGATCCCACTCGCTTCGGATTAAAAGTCCGCTGCTCTTCCGATTGAGCTACAAAGGCATGGTCCTCCAGGACGGACATGATCCGCCGACCTTGCGATTAAGAGTCGCCTGCTCTTCCGGCTGAGCTACTAGAGGATAATCAGTTAGTCGTGCTTACCCCATGTTACACCATCTCCATGCGTTACGTACCCGCATCTTGGAGACCAAGTATGGACTTGGACCTACTACTGGTCTAGTTAGAGGGATTCGAACCCCCGACTTCTCGGACCCAAACCGAGCGCTCTGGCCAAACTGAGCTACAACTAGATGACGGATGCTCTACCCGCTGAGCTACCGACCCCTCCGCCCTTAATAGGGGCTATGGAACCGAGGCGGACTCGAACCACCGACCTTCCGAACATGACGGTGCTCTACCAATTGAGCTACACCGGGGATCTCTCCCCAGCGACAGGACTCGAACCTGCAACCTCCGTCTCGCGCCGTTGAAGGGGTACGATCCCTCTGTCTCTAGATTGACAATCTAGCGCCTTTACCACTTAGGCTACAACAGCATGTGAAGTAGGCTGGGCCTCCAATGGCCCTAAGCGACACAGCATTGCCGCGCCTACATCGTACTGTCAGGGAGAATTGAACTCCCGTTACCTGGTTGAGAACCAGGCGTCATAACCGCTAGACCATGACAGCATGTACTTCAAAAAGAGCGGCGGTGGCTGCCTCTCCCACCTCCCTCCGCAGACGCCGCGCGACGCTATTCTGTGAAGGAAACGAGTTGAACGTTTATCTCCGCTTCGTACTGTGTATGGGATTCGAACCCATGATCTTCTGATTGAAAGTCAGAGGACTTAACCGCTAATCGAACACAGCATGTTTACTACTTGGACCAGTAGACCGGATTCGAACCGACACCGAAGGCTTGGAAGGCGCTCGTGCTAACCGTTAACACCACTACTGGATAATTGCCGGGGGAGCAGCCACACTGTGGTATTCGACTTCCCCGACTTCAAAACTGTACTGCACGCTTCCCCCCGCTGTCAAGTATTTCTCATGACAATCAGGTTACAACGTAGAGTCTCAGGAGGGAGTTGAACCCTCGCCCCAACCTTGGCAAGGTTGAATTCTGCCGCTGAACTACTAAGACAAGGCCGTCTCTCCGGCAGTCACGCCTACCCAGGGGCGTTCCTAGTGATCAGCCCCGCTCCTAGGAGGTAGGTAACCACTTCGATCCGCAAGAAGGGAACGATCCTTCTCCTCCACGTTACCAACGTGGCGTGCTGCCTTTATCACCATCACGGAATGCTTCACTACTGGATCCCCGAGCGGGAGTCGAACCCACGCCGCTGGTTTACGAAACCAGGGTTCTGCCACTGAACTACCAGGGAATGCGGGCCGCTAGAGAGATTCGAACTCCCGACCACTCGCTTACAAGGCGAACGCTCTGGCCAACTGAGCTACAACGGCACTGTTAATGCAAAAATCCTGACTTCCAAGTTACCAACCCCTCCCAAGGTTAGGCAGCTCTTCCGCCAGGATTTAAGACTTTTCCTATTGCTAGGACTTAGAGGCGGAAGTTGGATTCGAACCAACGTTCTGAACGTAATGAGCGTTCCGAGATAGACCAGGCTTCTCCATTCCGCGACGCTTATTACTTCACTGCTTTACTTCCTACTGCGGGCACTACTGGGGTCTTCGGCTGGAGTAGAATTCCCAGCAACCAACCCATCTTCGGGAACCTTGTTTCGGCCCACTGGATCGCCGCATGGTATGTCCCCGCGAGCGCGAGCGCTAAGCCCGCGAATTGGCCCTTATTAAAGTGGGCCCACTTCGAATAGAAGTACGAAGCCACAAGACCAACGGCACCCGTAATGATTGTACGAATTGTCGCACGCACACGGGTGGTAAATATTGAGTTTGTGGGCTGCGCCACTACAGGAGTCGTCATGCTTACAATATAGCATGGGTTTTTCTGTTTGTCCAGTCTTTAGAAATACTTGCATCACATGGTATAAACGGCTACACTCATACCATGGAGAAAAACCACAACGGAGGACATATGGAAATCAAGGTTTCAACGGATCCAAAGACTGTCAAGATGTTCCGGCGACTCGAACGTTTTCTAGACGATGAAGGTCTCGCGACTGGGCATTCTATTGATTTTCAGAATGCAGAGACGGGGCGCGTTTTCGCCACTTTCGTCCCCACGGAGTCTTACCGAGAGCTGCTTGAGGATAACAAGTACCTTGTAGGGGCGCTTCGCGAAGCCCAAGCCCTCATGTTCGAAGCTGCCGAGCACATCGACTTCCTCGAAGACGGCAACGCCCTGCTCGATCTTATCGACCTTCAGAATGAAGTGATTCAGGGTAGAGCCATCATGGATGAGGCGGAATTGTCCGATGACGAAGGCCATGGCCCAGGTCCATTCCCAATTCCTGGTACTAATGGCCAAGTGGAGTGGGTCTTCACTGGCAATGACGTGGCGGGGAACGCCGGTACCCTCATCTCGGCCCAGGAGTACGAGGAGTTACTCAACCTGCGCAAGAAGCGCGAGCGCGACCACAAGGCGCTCTCGTCAATGGATGCCAAGTTGAAGGAATACAAGAAGAACATCAACTCCCTTCAGTCTTCCCGCGACACCTGGCACGCCAGGGCTGACGAGAATTACGAGATGGCCTTGCGTATTCTCAACAATACCCGACGCATCAACGGGCTAGCCCCCCTTGACCTTGTTCCCGCTCCTTGGAGCGATGGGCACATTGCTTTCACCGCTGACGCGATCCGGTCAGTGAGGTAGTACGATGACCAAGCGTATATATGTCGCCGGTCCCATGAGGGGATACGAGAAGTGGAATTTTCCTGCGTTTGACAGGAACGCTGAATTCCTCGCGAGCCTGGGATGGGATCCGGTGTCACCGGCTGATCTTGACCGGCAGATGGGCTTTGACGAGAACGACGACACGGTGGTGTTCGGTGAGGCTGAGTTCCACGAGGCGATGCTTCGTGACTACGAGGCCATCCTACGCTGTGACGCCATTGCCTTCATCCCCGGCTGGGAAAAGTCAACGGGGGCGGCGTTGGAGCGATCATTCGCCAGTCGCCTGAAGCTCGATATGTATCGGGTTGACGCCGACAATGCCTATCTGGAGAAGGAGCTCGTCATCGGCCTGACTGGGTATGCCCAGAGTGGGAAGAACACCTTGGCCGACATCCTCTCCAGTAACTACGGATTTGAGCAGCGTGCATTCGCTGATTCTCTCCGTGGCATCCTGTACGCACTTAACCCTCGTCTCCCCGAGCCCGACTGGGCGGAGGTTGGCGATGGGTTCGGGAACACTGGGGTTGTGCGTGTCCATGACTACATCGACAAGTACGGTTGGGAGTATGCGAAGGAGAACGTCCCTGAGGTTCGCCAACTGCTCCAGCGCCTTGGCACTGAGGGCGGTCGAACTTTCCTGGGCGAGAACGTGTGGGTGGATGGGCTCTTCAACAAGCCTCACGCTGCGCGACTCGTCACTACGGACTGCCGCTTCCCTTCTGAAATCTCTGCGGTCAAGGAACGTGATGGCGTCGTGATCCGTGTAGAGCGCAATGGGTATGGCCCAGTCAACAGCCACGTTTCTGAGACTGCTTCCCTGGGCCTTGAAGACTTCATGGTTCACAACGATGGAGAAATCTGGGAGATGGAAGAGCAAGTCTTAGAAGGACTTCGTGAGAGAGGTGTGAAACTCTGATGTCCTATCAGGTAGCTAACGGGATGATAGAGAATGTGCATTCGCCACTTGTCTGTGAGGGTGAGAACTGTTGCATTCACAATCCGTCCGCGCACTCGATGCGTGACTTCCCCCAGTACTTCGGGCGACGAGGGACGGTGTTCATGGAGCGCCAGTGCCCGCACGGTTTCTTCCACCCGGATCCTGACGACCCCAAGACCAAGGATTGGGTGGAGCGCCGTCACAACTGCGATGGGTGCTGCCAGGGATGCTACGAGGGCTATCCCGGAAAGCCGGACTGGTGGAATGAGATGCACACTCCTGACCAACGCCTGCTGGTCAACAAGGCCCAGTGCAGGGCTTGCGGAGACATCATCCAGTCAGTATCCCGCCATGACTTCGTGAGCTGCGATTGCGGAGCAATTTCCGTTGACGGGGGGGTTGACTATCAGCACTGTAGTGCAGACTCCTGGGAGAACTTTTGGGACCTCAGTATCTACGAGGAGATTAACAGTGACTCTTAGTGAGGCCCTCGATACCGGGGCGATCATGTACTCGCGTCAACAAGCTCTCGGGGTGGAGTACGTCGAGTCGTACGACCTTGGACGGCTGGACATGCTGCTTGATCTTCTCTGTGATCCCCTGGCAATTACCGACAACCACACCCGTGAGTTCATCAGACTTGCGGCGGAAAACATCTGTGAGGGGCTGAAGGACGCTGGGGTGTTCTTCTGGTCGATCTACGGAGATGCGGAGGAGTACCTGTGAGCGGTCTATTTGGAGGCGCTGTCCTCCTTCTTATCATTCTGATATTTGGGTATGGCTTATCGCTAGCCATCACCTACTGGTTCATTTCGATACCGCTGTTCTGCCTGTTGATCTACTCACAGGTGAAGCGTGACCAGAGGCGTGCGGCGAGGCCCCTGACCCCGGCGCAGCAAGCGGCGGAGGCGAAAGCAGCGGCAGACATCAGCCGGTTCATGGCGAAGGAAGCGATGTACCGGCAGATAGGGAAGGACGAGAAGAACAGGATGAGGGGACGATGAATCTAAACAAAGAGAAACTCAGCTCGGGGCTCAAGGACAAGCGGCGCAAGAAGTGGACCAAGCAGCGCACCAAGCGTGGCTACTCAGACCGTGACGTATGGAACTTCGACGGCTTCCTGGCGGAGGTAATCGCGGGCGGCGTACGGCAGATCAGCCTCTTTGCGGGACACCCAGCAGGCGTGAATGAGCAGGAGTGGATCGACACTCTGACCTTCATTGCCGATCAGTTCGAGTGGTACGCCAAGGAGCAGTTCTCCTACGACAAAGACTTCCGCGACAAGATCAACGACCCCGAGGGGGACTTCCACAAGGCATGGGTCTTGCTGGAGGCTAACTTCGACTGTCTCTGGACCTAACGGTTCTTCGCCCTGGCGAGTCGCGCGGCCTTAGACCTACGGCGGCTCACCGCTGCCCTGCTGGCCCGTGATTGCTTGGTCATCGGGCTACCGTCTGCCCGGTGCGGCTCAGGGTTATTCCACGAGTTGACGCGGGTGTGGTGCGTACGGCCCATGTTGAGGGCGGTCATCATGACCATGAACTTTGCAAAGTTCTTCTGCATGACCCGCTGGCGTTCCGCTTCCTCTTCCGTGTACTTCTCTAGATCCTCATTGATATCAGGAAACGCCTCCATTCTTTCCGAATAAGAGGTACGTTCTAGGGTCTCTACAGGAGCTTCTATGGTGTCGTTCATTACCATCAGACTACCACGGGCTTCTAGCCTTCAAAAATTTTGCAAAAAAGGTGAACGTATGTGCTATGATATGGGGATGATAGAAACGCTCCAAGATAACGCGGTCTGCACCTGCGGTGTATCGAGCCCCGGCGTCGTGGTCGTCCTCAAGGGGGCCATCGAGCACCACTGCACATCACCCGCCCCCTGCTGGGTGGATCAGCCACTACCTGACATCGAGGTTTAATGCTGCACGAAATACGCTACATTTGGCTCCATTATTTCTGGCCCTCGGACCTGGGTAATGGCCCGGAGTCCATTCAGGAGATGGTGCTTCTAGCCGTCCTCTCGTCGTTCATCTACCCTCCTCTTCGTCACTACATCCAGCGTGAGTTCGAGAAGATCCACCACAAGCTCGATCACGTCACGAGCGGTACCACGGACCCATACGAAGAGCCTGAGTGGGACCGTTTCGAACATTGGGTGGCCAAGCTGATAAAGTTGGTCACTAGACCCTTTAGAAAGAAGGCATTGTAATGAAAAAGCGCGTCTATGCGTATATGAGCGGATTGGCATTCATCATCGCCGGGAACCTTGGCGAGGCCCACAGCGGGTGGTGGGGCTGGTGGGACATCCCCGCTTTCGTTTTCGTCATGATCGGGTTCTCGCTGATGGATGCTTACTCCAAGGAGTGTAAGAACTAAAATGAGCAAGCAAGCACACTGGCTGGATGATGTGGAGGCTCACGACTACGACGCTGCCGAAGAGTACCTATCTCTCTTGATGCTCGGCGGGAGTGCTAGGAGTATCGCCCTTAGTTTGAAGAGCGCGTCCCCCTTCCGCTGGTTTAAGGCCAAGGACATCCTCCGGGCTTCGGGTCTACCGGCGCTCCCCGAGAGCAACGCACACGTTCACAAGGACCTCTGGAAGATCAAGGATGGCGAGAAGCTCTCCCCGATCCTACTCTTCAGGGGGGGCCATGATCTCATCATCGCTGATGGATACCACCGCGTCTGCGCCAGTTACATTCTGGACGAGAACGCCGAGATACCTGCTAAGTTAGTGTAGTGGCGAGGCGCATCCTGGTAACTGGGGGCAGATCTTGTTACGACTGGCTGACAGTCAGTAGGGCGATCTTCGACCGCTGTAGCCAGGGCGATATCATCGTCCACGGGGGGGCGGCGGGCATCGATAGCATCGCATCCCAGATCGTGCGCTACAACCCGGATCTCTTCGATGAGGACCCGTTCCCCGCCGACTGGGACACCCACGGTAAGGCAGCGGGGGGCATTCGCAATCAGGCGATGCTCGATTCGGGCATCAGCGGAGCTCTTATCTTCGCTGGCGGGAATGGCACGGCGGACATGGTGAGGAGACTCACTGCCGCTGGCAAGAAGTGTTACGACTACAGCGGGTACTGGATGGGCCAGCCAAAGTAGAAGCTGTCAGACCCCCGGTAGCGCAACAAGGGCATGTGGGCTACAGGGGGTCTCCTCTGGCCCGATTAAAGACTCTGCGCCTTCTCTCGGGCCAGGAGGATGGTGGTCTTCTCGAAGGTATCAGCTCGATCCTTCTCCTTGGCGAGTTGGGCCCGAAGGCGCTCAATCTCCAACTGGTCCTTGGCACTCGAAATCTGGTGAGTAACCGGGGGACGCTGGGCAGTGTTGCGACGACGATTCTCCGTCCGCTCCTTACGGACCCAATTGCTGAGGGTTTGCTGGGAGACCTGGAACCTCGCGGCCACATCCGTGAGCCGTTCACCACCGTGAACCACCATACGCGCAGCTTCGTGCCTGAAGTCCTCGGTGTACTTGTTGCGGTGACGGACGAGATCCTCTGGATCGATCCGGGCTTCGGTATCTTCTGGCTTCACCTCAGTGGCTGCTGACATACATTCCTCCTTTGGAACTGTTCGATCAGAATGATCAGAACTGGTGAACTACCACAAAGATGAATATACGTTCACGGTTATGGTTTGTCAAGCCGATTTTTAACAACTACCCTGCGGGGGAGGTCCCTTCCCTGATCCGCAGCGATTAAATTTTCCCTAGAGGGGGGATAGAAGCGCCTTAAAAAGGGTCAATTCCTCCGAGTCGGCTACCAATTGATCATAGTCATCGACCCGGATCAGGACCGCCCAAGGATCCCCGTCAGCGTCATGGAAGGTGTACGGCTCCCGACCCATCCGGTACGCCAAACTCTCGATACAATCGCCCAACTCCTCGTCAGACAGGTCCTCACTATCCAAATGCTTCACCAATACCCCCTTGCCGTAGAGCCGCCTTCTGGAGCTCTCGGATCAGGATAACCATCACTCTTGGCCTTGTCAAGTATTTACACTGTGTATTTCCTACCGGGAACTACTGTTCTTTGAGTTTCTTCTCAGGACGCCCTCCCAGCGCAAAAAAATTGGGCGGGGGCGAAGCACTAAGGAATGGGGAACCCTAGAAAATTTTTCAGATTCGGGGCTCTTACCTAGACGGATCTTAGAAACCGCCAGGTTACCCCGGTTCGGCGGGGGCCTGCGGCGGTCGGAACCGGACATGGTTCAAGTAGCGGTGTTGCTACTCCACCAGCATATCAGATATTCCAGGGTCATCCGACACTCGCTGCGCTCGCTGACCCTGTTTCTGGGTCTATCTAAATGGCCACCAGCCCGTCCAGGAGGGGTCAAACGGGCCCGCGAATCCCTTAGAAGTATCCTAGTACCCCTTAAAGGCGAATAGGGGCCTTCTAGAGTCTCTTGAACATTCGTTCGATATCATGAGCTGGAAGTTGCGTGTGGTGGTATCGCAATCTTCCACACTGATCCCAGTACGAAATGGCTGATGATTTATGCACTGTAACCCTCCTTTAATCATCGTTCGATTCTGATAGCATATCGTCCACAGCCTGTCAAGTTTTTCGATTCTACAAAGTAGGGTAGTTCTACCCTCACCAGATAGTAGCGGGCTCATATGGGCCATCTAGGTGCCAAGGGTGGCAGTCTGGCAGTGGCCACGGTAGGGCAGTCTGCACTATGGCAACAAGAAAGGCACCCCGTAGGGTGCCTGACTTGCCTTTGTGGTGAGTATGTGCTAGGGGCGCGTTAGCCTCTTGATAGTGCCGTCAGTACCGCCGAACGGTAGTAGGTGAGACTCCGTAGTGTCGTATGGGTTATCTCCATCGCGGTCAGTGTGGATGGTCACTACTGGGCGACCGTAGAACCCGTCGTTCAGTAGGGCGCGTGCCTGACCTAGGTACGTGGCGACTCGTTGCGACATATCTACTGGTGCATATTGGTTGCCGATACGGCGACGGAACCCATGAGCGGTGAGAGTCACGCCGGTCAGGTCAGTCCTACGGATAACCCAACTACCGGATAGTTCGCCAGTGTTATCAGATAGTGACCATGCACTAACGCGAAGAGATACTTTGCCCCCGGTGTTGCGCGACACTAGGACATTGGCGACCAGTAGGTAACGGATACCGGCGACGGTAGCGGTAGTCCCTACTTGTAGGCGGTCGCCGAAGGTGTCGCCGGTAACGGTGTTCGCGTAGTCACCTTGATAAGCGGTAGCGCTGAACTTAGTTCTGATATCGCGTGCCAGCGTTGCTAGGTGTTGGCGGACTGTTTTGTCCTGTTCGATAGTAAATACTGACATTGTGACTACCTTTCACGGGCCACCCATTGACCCACGTAGTCAGTATATCGAACATGGGGAGGATAACAAGTCAAACAGGTAATTATTTCTGCCAGTTATTCCTACTAAGTTGA